ATGTTAACCAAGTCAGATAGAAATATGACATCAGATTCAACATTAACAATTCTATCAAATAAGAATAATCCTATTGTTGAAGTTAGATTTCGTGATATGTTTCCCACGACATTGAGTGCTCTTGATTATGATCAAAGTGCTACTGATGTTGAATATATGAAAGCATCTGCAACTTTTGAATATCAATTATATGAGATAGTGAAAATTTAATTAGGATAATGAATGGATAAATTAAGTGAACTCTCCGCTGAAGCAAAGAGAGATTTAGATATTGATGATAATTTTGAACACTTACACCAAGAGTCATATAAAAATCAAAGAATTCGACCTAAATGGAACGAATACAAAGCCAAGTATAAACTTTTAATTTTTCAATTAAAACTAGATCACAGAAAAATGTATTTCAATAAATGGGAATATTATGCGGGCAAATCTGACTCAAAGATTTACTCAGAAAAACCATTTGATATGAAAGTTCTCAGAACAGACCTTGATATGTATATTAATGCAGATGATGAAATAATAGAAATTGATAAAAAACTTGAGTATCATAAATGCGCATTAGGTCTTATAGAGGATACTTTAAAAGGTATTGAACAAAGAGGTTGGGATATTAAAAATGCCCAACAGCAACAAATACATTTGTCTGGAGGTTTTTGATGTTAAATAATTGGATTGAATATTATGATAATATTGTTCCTGCTGATTTGTGCAAAGAAATTATGAAATATCCTTGGACATGGAAAAATTCTACATACTCTAGCAATGAAGGTGTTAATTCAGATAGTCAAAATAGAGTTTTGATGGATGAAGTTTGGGTAGAAGATTTAAATAGACCTTATCCTAGATTAAAAGAATCTGTTTTGAAGATTATGAAATTGTATGGAGAAAAACATAAAAATTTTTCTTGTATTCATCACACTAATTTTCGTATTAATAGATACGGAGTGGATGGGTTTATGTCTCTTCATTCTGACAACATTCATCATTCTCATGGTCAACGATATGGATATCCACAGGCTACAGTTATTTTCTTTATAAACAACGAATATGAAGGTGGTGAATTTATCGTTGAAAATAATAGTTATAAAACTAAATCTGGTTCTGGAATTATATTTCCATCCAACTTTATGTTTCCTCATGAAGTTAAACCTATCACGAAAGGCGAAAGATGGAGTATAGTATCATGGTTGATGTGAATTTAAAGATTGATGAGTATGCGGCGTTTCCCACAATGATTTACAAATTCGAATCAGACTTGTTTGATGAACATTTAAAAATGATTGAATATATTAAAAACCAACCAATGACAATGGAAGGAATGATTCAAACTAAAGACAACTTGTTTAAATTAGAAGAATTTAAATCTCTAGTAGAGATTGTTCAAAATATTACTGCTAATATCTTGAAAAATTTAAAGTATGATGCATACAAAAATATTGAAATAACTAGTATGTGGGGAAATCATATGAATGTAGGTAGGGCACATCCACCACATACACATTCTAATAATTTTTTGTCTGGTGTGTATTACATAGAAAGTTCAAAGGATTCATCTCCCATACAATTTTTTGACCCAAAACCACAAGCAAATATTTTAAAACCAGCTGGAACTACAACTTGGCAGAATTCTTCTATGTTACAATTCGATTCGATTGTCGGAACTGGATTAATTTTTCCATCTTGGTTACAGCATTGGGTTCCACCAACATCATCTGAGAGGACAAGTATTTCTTGGAATTGTATTCTTCGAGGAAATTATGGTTCTAGAGAAGAATATCAATATGCTTATTTCTAAAAAAGATGAAGTTCATCTTAATCTAATAGATGTGGAACCATCTACCGCAGCAGAACTTAATGATTTTTTTACATTTGAAGTCCCCGGCCATAAATTTATGCCAAGTTTTCGCAATAAAATGTGGGATGGTAAAATTCGTCTGTATAATATTAATACAGGAGAAATTTATGTGGGACTTTTACCTTACATAGAAGAATATTTGCAAAAATCTAATGTAGATTATAATCTTGATACTGGTGTGTTAAGTAAAAGGCCAGTATCAAGAAAGGCTGTTGAAGGGTTTGTAGAGGCATTGAAACCTACTCTTGGTGGAGAAAGAATTAAACCGAGAGATTATCAAATCAGTGCTGTTGCTCATGCAATTGCAACTAATCGGGCTCTCCTTATCTCTCCCACTGCTTCTGGTAAATCACTTATAATATATTGTCTTATTCGTTATTACTATATGAAAAAATTAAAAACTCTTATATTAGTTCCAACAACTTCATTAGTAGAACAGATGTATAAAGATTTTGCAGATTATGGTTGGGATTCAGAAAAACATTGTCAGAAAATTTATCAAGGTCATGATAAAAAAGTAGTTAAAGATGTGGTTATATCTACATGGCAATCATTACACAAAATGCCTCAAAGATATTTTAAACAATTTGGTTGCGTGGTAGGTGATGAAGCTCATTTATTCAAGGCAAAATCTCTTACTGGAATTATGACTAAATTGCATAAGTGTAAATACAGATTTGGTTTGACAGGAACATTAGATGATACACAAACACATCGCCTTGTTTTAGAGGGATTATTTGGAAAGTCTAAATATGTTATAACAACCAGAGAACTTATTGATAATAAAACATTAGCTAATCTAGAAATTAATTGTATAATATTAGGTTACCCAGATGAAGACAGACAATTAATAGAGGAATTTGAATATGCACAAGAACTTGAATTTGTTGTCACAAAACCTGAAAGGAATGATTTTATTGTTGACCTTATGGGGCGCATTGATGGTAACACACTATGCCTTTTTCAATTTGTAGAAAAACATGGAAAGGTTTTACATGAATTGTTAATTAATAAATACAAGGATAGATCTATATTTTTTGTTCATGGTGGTGTTGATGCAGAAACTAGAGAAGAAATAAGAGAGATTGTTGAAAATGAAAAGAACGCAATTATTGTTGCGAGCTATGGCACATTCAGTACTGGTATTAATATTCGTAATATCCACAACATCGTGTTCAGTTCACCGTCCAAGTCTAAAATCAGAGTTTTGCAATCTATCGGGAGAGGTTTGCGGAAGACTGACATTAAAAATACCATTAGGTTATTCGACATTGTAGACGACTGTTCTATGCCGAACAATAGAATTAATTTTCTTTTAAGACATTTTAGTGAACGTTTAAAAATATATAAAAGTCAAAAATTCAATTACAAAATTAATAGGATAAAACTATGAAAGAATCAGTTGTAATTTTAAAATTGACTAATGGCGAAAGTATTATAGGAAAAATATTAGAGACATATGATATTTCTAATGATTCACAAAAAACTATACATATATCTTTTCCATTAAAACTTGTTCTTGTACCAAAAAAGACAGAGACAGGATTTGTTGAAGCTTTAAGCTTATCACCTTGGATTCATCCATTAACAGATGATGAGTTTATTGATATCAATTCACGTAATATTGTTATGCTAGTTTCTGCTTCCATAGAACTTTCAAATTATTATAAACATTGCGTCAATCAATTTAATATTTCTGATGGTCCAGACTTTGATGAAGCTATAGAACCAACAGATAAAGAGTTATATGAGATTGAAGAAGAAATTGAAGAAGAAGTAGAAATAGATAAACTTAATGACTTATTACAACATATCAAATCAAATGTAACTATTCATTAAACACCCTACATGGTCTATTATAGTGAGTTCAGAACCCCCTGTCAATAGATTTTATTAAAAATGTTGATATAATATCATATTGCAATAATATTTTTTTTGTGTTATAATATATATATTAAAGGAGATTGAGGTGGTCAAGAAAAAAAGTGTTCATTATGTAGATAATAAAAAATTTCTACTAGCTATGGTAGAATGGAAAGACGAATGTAAAGATTATGAAGATGACGATGATTACACACCACCATTGACAAATTATATTGGCGAGTGTTTCCTAAAAATTGCTACTCATTTATCTTACAGACCAAATTTTATCAATTATTCATATCGTGATGAAATGATTTCTGATGGTATTCAAAACTGTCTACAGTACGCATATAATTTTGACCCAGAAAAATCTAAAAACCCATTTGCATATTTTACTCAAATCATATATTATGCATTTCTTCGAAGAATCCAAGCTGAAAAAAAGCAAGTGCATGTTAGAAATAAGATGATTGAAAAACAAAGTTATGTTCCATTTATAACAATGGCAGGTGATGATACTGTTTATAGTATTGATGAGACATTCATTAATAGTTTGCTTCCAGATGAAGATGTATACAAACCTAAAAAGAAAGAAACTACTTTAGCTAAAGGATTGGAAGTTTTTATGGAGAAAGACGATTGAAAGTTGCATTGATTACAGATACTCATTTTGGCGCAAGATCTGAGAATCTTAATTTTAATGAATACTTTTTCGACTTTTATGAAAATGTTTTCTTCCCTTATCTAAAAGAGAATAACATAACAACTGTTATTCATCTTGGTGATGTGATGGATAGAAGAAAATATGTATCATACAGAATTGCAAAAGATTTTCGTGAAAGATTTGTAAACCAATTTGATGGTATTGATTTTCATATGCTTGTAGGAAATCATGATACTTTTTATAAGAATACGAATGAAGTCAATTCTCTACAAGAATTAGTAGATGGTAGACATGATAATATTACAATATATCCAAAGGCCACAGAAGTAGATTTTGATGGATGTAAGATATTATTTGTTCCTTGGATTAATAGTGAAAACATGTCTGACACTATGAAACTGTTGAAAACATCTCCAGCCCAAGTGTGTATGGGACATTTAGAACTAAATGGTTTTGCCATGCAGAAAGGTTTTATTATGGATCATGGTTGGGACAAAAAAGAATTCAATCGTTTTGATATGGTGATGAGTGGACATTATCATCACAAATCTGATGATGGACATGTATATTATCTCGGCACACCATATGAAATTTATTGGAATGATCATGATGACCCAAAAGGATTTCATATATTTGATACAAACACAAGACAACTAGAACGTATCGTAAATCCCTTGACAATGTTCTCTAAAATATATTATGATGACAGTGTTGAAATGAATAATGATATGACACGATACAAAAATAAGTATGTAAAATTAATTGTAGTCAATAAGAAAGACCTTTATCAGTTTGATAAATTTGTTGATAAACTTCTGCAAGCTGATTGTTATGAAGTTAAAATCATTGAAGATTTTTCAGAGTTAGATGCAAGCAATGTATCAGATGATATTGTTAAGAACACTGAGGACACTATGACACTGCTTGACAGGTACATTGACGAGCTAGATGTGACATTGAGTAAAGATAGATTGAAGAACACTATGAGAACTCTATACACAGAGGCACAGGACTTAGAGCTTTGATACATTTTGAAATGGTGCGTTGGAAGAATTTTCTAAGCACAGGAAACCAATTTACAGAAATTCAGTTAGATGAAAATTCTACCACACTGATTATTGGTGAGAATGGTGCAGGTAAATCTACTATTCTTGATGCTTTATGTTTTGGTTTATTTGGAAAACCATTTCGTAATATCAACAAACCTCAACTTGTAAATTCTGTTAATATCAGTGATGCACTGGTAGAAGTTGAGTTTCGTATTGGCACCAAGAAAATAAAAATTATTCGTGGTATCAAACCAACTGTGTTTGAGATTTACATTAATGGTAAAATGTATAATCAAGATGCAAATGTTCGTGATTATCAAAAATACTTAGAACAACAAATTCTTAAACTAAATTATCGTAGTTTTACTCAGGTTGTAATTCTTGGTAGTTCTACTTTTATTCCTTTTATGCAATTGAAGGCTCGTCATCGTCGTGAAGTAGTGGAGGAAATTCTTGACATTCAAATTTTCTCTTTGATGAATATGATTCTCAAACAAAAACTAAAAACTATAGATGATGAATTGAAAGATATTGCTTATAATATTGAATTGACATCCGAAAAAATTCATCTGAAAGAAAATTATATTGAAGAT